ATTTTTAAGACCCCAAGTATGAGTTACTTTTTTAAGTGTATCATAAATGGTAATCAAATTAATTGGCACTGCCGCTTTTTCAGGAGTCGGAAACCCCGAAGCAAAAGTAGTGTCTACTTCAATGTCCAACAAAAAAATCTTAAGAGGAAATTGCGAAAACTTTGGATCGTTATTTTGATCCTTATACATCTCGATGAGGAATTGTTGCTCAGGACTTAAATTGTGAAATATTCTTTTATTAGCAGTCCCATCAACAAACCTACGTCTTTCAAGGCTGTTTTTGAACTGCTTCTTGATCAACGAAGTTTTAAAAATAGACGTTGCGTCAGTTGCGCCTTCCTTCTCCAAATAAAGATACGGACGAAAAGGAATTTCAGTGTCTATTCGATCTCCGTCCTCCGTCCAGGTACGCAGAAAAACAGACTCATTAAAAGGGTTATACGAAACAGAACGATACATTTGGCTATAGTATCATCCAATCTGCTCTAAAATCAAACAATAAATTTTCTTTCAGGCGAGCCATGAGGAGTAAAATATGACTCATGAAACTTCATTAAATTTTTTTCGTCGTCTAACCAAAAATTTTCTGCATGTGCTCGAGCTTTTTTACATTGCTCTACGTAGGAATGTTGGTTTTTGAGAGTTGTTTTCAAACAATCAATAAACTCATTTCCGTTCTTATATTTTAAAAATGCGTCCTTGTATGTAACCATATCTGGACAAACACAAGGTAGGCCTAGAGCTCCAGCCTCAATAAGTTTAATGTTGGATTTGCAGCGGTTGAAGTTATTGTCTTGAAGACAAGCAAATGTAACTTGAGCTCCAGAATTTGCCATAGCTTGGGGAAACTCTGGTAACGGAACCCACGGAAAAAATTTCATGTCACCCTTGTCAATAAACGGTTTCACAGCTAACGGAAACGAACCATAAAAGTGCCAATTGAAATCAGTTCTTGTTTTAATAATGTGCTGAATTACATGAGCAAAATCATCTTGTTGATTTGTTCTATTTGCTACGTCAACATGAGTACCAGAAGCAAAGATTGCTACGATTGGTTTCTTTTTGTTTTTGTCGTATTTTTTAATGAGGTCTGGAAGGTTATAATAACGATCAAACCACCACTTCATCAAATAATTTGGAATCGCTGTAACTTTTTTGTTTCCGCTTTTCTCGATCATGTAGTCTCTAAAATATTCGCTTGTAACTACAATTTCATCCATCATTGATAAAATTTCTTTAATTGAATTTTGAATCTCTTTTGAAGTAAATGCGTCTCTGTTGCGATTGTACATTGGAATGTCTTCTGCAAAAACTACGTCATCTACTTCGTACACCAATTTAAGATTTTTTTGCTTTGAAATTTCTTTTAATACTCCAACAAATTGTTTTTGATGTGGGGTAGCTTGCCGTTGAAGTTTTACTACTTCAACGGTTTGATAAAACCTTGGATCTAGAATCATTGCTGTTGATTCAACAATGACAGCTTTTTGATACAAATTTAAAAGAAGGTTTGGAGCCATGCAACGATAGTAGCCACAACCTCCATAATCCGCCAAATAGTTTATAGCTCTTTTGAGTCCTTGTCCAGGAACTTCTGGTGGAGGCAATTGTGCTGTTTGTGTTTGTCTGTGTAAATAAGTTTGTGAAGGAACCCCAAAAGGAATTCCTAGTGGAGCTCCAGGTAAATTTTGTATCCCAACTTGGATTGGCGTTGTCGTCATATGGTTTATTTAAATGTTTATGTTTTTTATTCTAGCATTGAACAGAAGAAACTCCGTTTCTTTTAACGACGTGAATCGTATGTTCTGCTTTTGTAGTTACTTCAGGTCCTCTATGTGTAATAATATAACAAGACTCATTGTTTTCTTGAAAACGTTCACGAAGGATTTTTAATGTTAATTGCACTCCTTTGTCGTCTAATGAAGAGTCTAAAAGTTCATCGTAAAAGACGGTACTAAAATTTACATCGCCCTGCAAACGTCTAATGTCAGCAAAAGCAAAAAGGCAAGCTAAGTCAATACGCTTCCTTTCTCCTCCCGAAAAGTTAAAATATGATTTTTGATTTGAGCTTTCGTCAATAATCTCTTCATCAAAGAATTCGTTAAATTTGCACAAGCAATTTGCTTCAAGCTTTTTAAGATAAAACGCAAGTCTGGAGTTAAGAACCTTAAGAATTTTTTTGACAATGAATGATTTTATTCCTTCTTCTGAGATTACAAATTTGACAGTCTCAAGAACATTTAGTTCGTTATTAAGCTTATCTACTTTTTGTTGCAGGTCTTGTGTTGTTGAGTTTAAGTTAGCAATTTTACCTTTAAGCTCGTTGTTTTGCTCTCTGTTAGCGATTTCTATTTCTTCTTCTACATCTTTCAAGTTTGCCGTCAAGTGATTGATACTGAGCTCAAACGATCTATTTTCGTTGAGTAGTTGAGTCACTTGAACAATATTCTCATTACAAATCTTTTTACCAGCTTGAAAACTAACAATTTCTTTATCTAAATCTTCTAGCGCATTTTTAAGTTTGGTTTCAGCTTCAGCAAACTTTTCTATTGTTGAATTGTGTTTTGATATTAGCTTCGAGACGTGATCTACATGCTCTTCAGAATATTCCCTTGAACACGTTGGACACTTATCTTTGTTCGTTTGTAGCTGCTTTATTTGTTTATTTTCAGAGCTGACCTCTGCTTGTATGATATTAATTTTGGATTGAATAGCAGTTTTCTTATCCCCTAACTTTAAAAGCTCTTGATCAAAATATTCGATTTGTTTTTTATCGTTTTCTATAGTCAGATTATCCGAAACTACGATTTTTGCTTTTAAGTTTTGTATGTCAGTTAAAAGTGTCCTTTTCTTGTCTTTAAGTTTATCTGATCGTTCTTTTTTTATATTTTCGTAGTTGTCGAATTGGGATTGGTTAAAGTCTAATTCGTTTTTTGTTTGTTCGAACTTTGTATATGCAATTTCGTAATCTTTCTTTGCAATACTATAATCATCTCTTGCTTTTAAAACCATTTCAGTAAAAATTTCTAAGCCAAGAACGCTTTCGATAAACTTGCGTTTGTCTGTCTTTGGCAAGGCCATAAACGGTAAGGCGTTGTTAGCAGACATGATTACTGAATTTTGGAAAACTGTAGCTGGCGTATGAATAACCTCTTGTATTAAAGCATTCGTTTTAGCAAGCGTCGATCTTGTAATATCTTCATTGTTTTTAAATAGCTGGCACTTTGTAGGATTGAGCTTTCTGACAATTTTATATGTGTCAAATACACCATTAGAGTTAGTTTGAAATTCTAAAGAAACCTCACATCTTTTTTTAGTGACACTATTTTCGATATAATCCTTAGAAATTTCTCTCAAAGTAGTTCCGTACAACGAGTAATACAAAAGCTCAGTAACACTTGATTTACCAGCTCCGTTTTTTGAGTCTTCTTTGTCTAAATTGGTGCCGATAATTGCATTAACACCAGGTCTTAAATCGATAGTAACAGGAGTATCACCAAACGATAAAAAATTTTTTCCTTCTAGTCTTTTAAACGTAATAAACCGCATTCTTGTAATGCTACACTACAAAACAAAGTTATCAACCATTTAAATCAGAAGCAAATTTTTCTGGGGAAATTACATTCATCAACTCTTGCTTATTTTTTTCGTAGTAATAATAAGTTTTTGCAAGATCTATAGGAGCAGAGTCATATAATGTTTGAAATGGGGGTTGTTTTTGGATTACTCCACAACCACAGTCAGTATCAACAACGCAAACACTTAATTCTGGATTATTGTACCTCAAATCAATAATTGAACGAAACACTGTTCCGTTCCAACACACTTTAATAAATTCTTCGCAGTGGGGAAGACAATCATGAACCACAATTGTTCCGTTTTCATTCAATACTTTCAAAGCATTATGGATGTCCTTCGTGCTCTGTTCTTCAACGTGCAACCCATCCACAAAAACGATGTCGAACCTTTTTGTATTTTTTGCAAAAAAGTCATCGGATGTCATCTCGTGTGTCAGTTCGTCATAACACTTTTGAGGATCTACGCACACCTTATGTTCAATATTAATCTCTTTAAAGCAATCTCCGAATTGTGTACCTATTTCTAGGTAGCTTTTATAGTTGTGTTTTTTGATTAAAGAATTAATGATGTCGAAACGTTTCATAGTGTTTTAATTTTGTTGATAAAATATTTAGCTAAAGCTTCTGTCGTGTTGTTAGTTAAAAAATGACTTTCAAACTTATCTATAAACTTATTGTAAAGGTCGTCATTTTTCAAGTGCTGCGAATTAGAGTTTGTTTCATTGCACAAAGATTTAGGAAAATGTGTCATGGTATTAACAGGACATTTTTCAACATCCAAAAAATAAGGAATGCAGCCGTTGGCTAAAATTTCGTAATGTCTCATACAATCCCATCCTGCTTTTTTAAGCGTGACTCCAAAACGCGCTTGATTGTAATCTGCATAATAATCTTTTTCGTTGTTGTAAATATACGTATTTCTGTTTAACGGTGTAATAAATGAAAAATCTTTTGTTTTATTTTTGTTAAAGTTAACTTTTGAAGTCGGAAAAGCAAACGATATCGGAAACAAGCGATTATGCTCAAAAGTAAGTTCTCTTTTAAAATAAAGAATGCCTAGATCAAAATTTTTATGAATGTTGGTTTCGTCTTCTCCGTCTACAGCAATTACTTGATTTTTAGGATAATATTGTAGTATCTTTTGAATATAGTCATCGCATCTCCAAATAGAACCGTAAACAATAAAATCAAAATATCTGTTTTTTATCTTTGATGTTATATCAGTTCTATCTACTTCTAAATCAGGCAAAACTCTTGTAACAGTCATTCCTTTACCGTATAGCGTTTTTGCTATAGCTTCATCACAAGTGACATAGTTGTGTTCTTGTTTGTTGTAGTCCACAATGTCTGCTCCAAACATCTCTTTGAGCCCAATAAGCAAACAATCGTTTTGGTAATCGACGTGATCCCCTTTTGTAAGGTATAATATTTTCATAAAAGTTGTAAAAGTTTGTTAATTCTGTTTAAAGTTGTGTGTTTTGACGAAACCGTATTAAAACCACGTTGTGCTATCCTTAATCTTTCTTGATGATTAGCAGAATAATATTGAACCTTTTCTACACAATCTTCAAAAGAATCAAAATATACTATATCCTCATTTTCTTTGAATATCAAATCAATTCTTGTATTTGGATCTGGTCGGTCGGTCACAACCATTCTGTTGGCCATCATGCCTTCAAATATCCTTCTCGAAATTTCTCTGTACTTGCTGTTTTGTATAACAACGTTTCCTTTCATTAAATGACGGGAGTGGTCTTCTCCCTGCAAGAAATCCACGCGAGCTTCAAACTTGTCGCCAAGAGTTTGTTTCAATTGTTTAAAAAATGGCTCTTCGATTGAACGAGTAGTCACGGCGTCGAATAGAGGTTCTTGTGTAATTTTAAATTGATCCGGATCAGCAAAATATGGACACCATACAGCATTAATATTTTCAGCATTGTATCTTTCAACACAGCGAATATCGGGTGATAAAATTACATCAAACTCTCCGTGTTTAATTTTTGAAAAATTTAACGAAAAATTTTGAGGATCGTCTCCAGACTCAACAATCCATTTGGCTGAAGGTATAAACTCTTTTCTTAGATAAGATGACGTGAACAAACCAAAATCTAAATGGAGCACCATATCCGGCACAAACTGACCGCTATTATAATCTGCTATTAGCTTTAATAAAGAGGAGTCGTCAAATTTATCATTTACTAAAGTATTGTAAAAAACAACCTCGTGTCCTAACTTCTTAAACCAATTAAAAAAACTAATAGGTATGTTCCAAACATCAGTGCTAGACGTTGGACCTAAAATTGCTACCTTTTTCATTTCAAAAAGATTTGTTCAAATTTTTTCATTACTTGTTTTGGTGAAAATTGATCTACAAGTTCTTTGTAGATACCTTTTGGGTGTGTTGGTTTTTTTAACACCGCCAATATATCATAAAGATCTTGTTGGTTTTCGTACCAAATTCCTTGTTCGTTTAATAATGAAATGTGGTGTTTATCTAGTCCGTTTTTCCAGCTTATTACGGGCTTGTCATTGAAAAGAAATTCGCAAATTGCTAGTCCAAAACTTTCTCCGTGTTGTCTAGCGTGAATCATGTAGTCACACGTATTAATAAAATCTGCTTTGTTTTGTAGGTTATATGTTCCTTCAACATAAACAACATTTGGGTTTGAAGAAATAAAAGGTCTTGTGTTCATGAAAAGAAAAGTAATATCATTTCTTTGTTTTAAAACTTCTTCAATTGCTTTGTAAGCAATTGGTAAATCAAAGTCATTAAAACCCCCGTAACGTCCAATAACAATATTGTTTTTAGGAATATTAAGTTTTTCTTTATAATTCTTTTTCGGTTGCGGCAAACAAACAATGTGTGGAACATATTGCTCTTCCATTCCCATCTGTTCTGCTAGCCATTTTGATACGTATGCATAAGAATCTCCATGCACATCTTTATTTTGAAATACTGCATGAATTGCATTTTTAATACCCGGAACTACTTTTCCGTCATTGTCTCCTGCTTTAATGTAGTACACGTACTCAATTCCTTTGTCTTCAACAAACTGATAACACTCTTCAAAATTCTCGTACAAAAAAACTTCAAACCTATTTTGGAATTTTTTAAGCGTTGTTAATTCAGCGTTAGCGTTTGATATAATATATGACTTGTTGCCTAGTATCTCTTCGTTGTATAAAGCATAATCATATAAAGCAACTTCTGTGCCTCTAATGCCTAATTGATTAGAATGGAATCCTACAGTTTTCATTTGTATTGTTTAAAGTGCTTGTATCCTCCTGATTTATATGGTTCGTTGTTCCACTTTGAGGCAAGTAAGTCGCCTTGATCATTCATGTTTTTAGGAGTATATTTTAACCGATCTTCTGCGTATTTGTTGGAATGACCCGATTGGTGTTTAACTCGAGCTCCTGTATGAACTCCGTGTAAAAGTCCGCAACGTTCTAATGACATTGCGTAGTCATTATCTTGATAGAAGAAGTAAAATTTTTCGTCTAAATAGCCAATTCTTTCAAATACGGAACGGCGACACGCAAATATGCATCCAAACATATGCAATGAAACTTCGTAACCGTGATACAATTTACTTTCTGAAGGAAGATACATAGAAGTGTGTCTGTGCCACTCTCTGTCAATTGGTGAAATTGAATGTATTTCTTGATTAGTCTGAAATTCTTTTAATAGAGTTTGCAAACAATTTGGCTGAATCAACAAATCGTTATTCGGTCCGATAATATACTGAGCCGTGCATTCAGATAAAGCTATATTGTAAAACTTATTGTAATTAAATTGTTCGTTAGGCTTAATAAGTTTTACCTTTTCTTGTTTGTAATCCCGATCGAAGTTAGGATTTGTCTCAACAATGTAAATTTTATTCACCAAATCATCAGCCGTATCAATATACGAATCTACGCAAGACTTAGTTGTTTGAAACGTTTGTTCGTCCACAGTAAGGGACAAAATTATTACATCAAATTTATTATTGACAATTGACATATAGGTAATTTTCTATTTGTTTAATGACATCATACTGATGAAGAACGTGAGGAATATCATCGTTAATTGATATTTGTTCTGCTATGTTAACTCTCGAGTTGGCTAGATGAGCTAAATTTGCTACTTCATTATTTTTTAAAATGTTATATCTTGGTGAATCAAAGTAGACGACTTTGTTGAGGGATGCTTGATCGATGTTTTGGTAGTTCCCGATCCGTGAAATAATTTGAGTCATATCATTGCACATTTCTTTTAATAATTCAACACAACTTTCTCTTCTTCCAAAGATTGTTCCTCCATTTAAAATTTGATAACGCTTGAGTAAATTAAAAATATCTTGGTTGTAGCATAACTTAACCCAAGTTGTATTTGTTTCACAATTACCAATATATTCATTTTCTGCAGTTACATAAGGCTTAGAATTAACAACCAACTCAAAAGGATTTTTCTGAAAGTACAAATCAGTAAAGTCGCACAAATACACATTTGATGCTGTGCAAAAGTGTTTGGTATACAAATAAAAATAAATCACCTTTAAAGTATAAGGTGAAATAGAATTTTGGATCTTGTATTTTTCGCTCAGTTCTTTAGAATCGATTAAATTAACGTGGTTGTCTTTTAAAAATTCAGTCAATTCTTTTGTAAGACCAGAACCAATTACTGTAACCGTTTTAGAAAACTTTTTTGCGCTATTTACAAAAACTTTGATGCCAGGACTAAGCTTATAACCTTGTCCGTATGTAATAATTTCATTCACGATTAGACTTAATTTGTTTTAATGTTTTTACAACTTCTTCTTGTGTGTATTGAGGTGGTTGATTTGGATAATGCCCGTGCTTTTTTTTGTAAATTTCTCTGCCTTTAAGGACTCTATTGTTCCACTCGTTTTTGTCTTTGGCTATAGCTGAATTTTCGATTGCACCAGGAGCTTCCTCGAGCAACTCGTGACTATTTGCTAAATCAGCAAACCACCAAAACGGAGGATGGTAGCCTGCTTTAATAATTTGATATGTGTGGTCCACATGCTCCCAACAATTTGGATACTCCTCTGGGACAAAACCAACTTTGTTTAAAACATGTTTAGTGAAAAACGAGAACATAGCAACAGTATGTTCGTATAAAGCAATTTTACATGTTTTGTACTCCACGATAAGTTTCGGATTAGGCTCTGTTTTTTCGTCAAGTAAGTGTCTATTATGGAGATCAAAATTTTGAATGGTTTGCTTTCTGTTAAAAGGTGAACCAGGGCCGTAATTAAAATGTTGAATACCGCTAGCTTTATATGCCTCAATGTATTGCTGAAATACTGTTGGGTCCTTTATAATCATATCGTCTTCAATAAGAAAAAAATAATCACAATTTTGTTCAAGCAAATACTTTAATGCGTTGTTTTTTGACTTTGCTACACCGGAATTTGTTTCGTTGTTAATCCATACACCAAAAGGTAATGTCCACTCAGGTGTTTCTCCTCCGTCATTAACAACCACTAGTTCTTGAATGTAATTTTTGCAAGGAACAAGAGAGTCAATTAAACCCTTCAAATAATTTAAACGACTGTAGGTTACAATGCCTACACCAATTTTTTCTTTGTTATTCATGAGATGTTTGACATAGTTTATACAACTCTAAACATTTGTCTAGTACTTCTTTTTTTGTTGCTCTAGTTTCAACATGTTCAACGAATTCGTGAAACGCTGTTTCAATATCAATTGATAGTTTCTTAACATCTTTTGTATCAATTTGAGCGTCATCTAGAATGTTAAATTCTGTTCTAAACTGTAAAGGAGCATATTGAGTTAATTTGGATGTAAGCAAATCTAGTGTAAGAGTGTCAATTTTTGTATCTACATATACACTAATAATATTGCCTTTAATAATAGACGGTAAATCTGAATATTTTTTTTGAATCAGTTCAGAAATTTTTAATCTGTAATGTTTAGGTGTTACATTATTTTCAATAAACTCTGTATCGAATGTATCAAAATCAATAATAGTCACTCCCTTTTGTTGTCCTCTGTCTCCAAAGTCCATCTCGTGAGGAGACCCAAGATAAAGAACGTACTTTCCGTTTTCGTAATTTCTATGCTCTCTTAAATGAAAGTGTCCAGTAACTACAGCATTCGCTTTTTCGATTAGATCAGTAGAAGAATCTCCGTGATCACAAATTTTTGTTGCGTTCATCTTAAAATTAGCTATTTCAAAATGTCCAACTAACATATCAACTTTTTCAAGATCTTTTAATTGAGTTTTCCATGGACAAAATGTGACTTTTTTGTCTGCTACTTCAATTGTTGTCGGAGTTGAGTAGACAAACACATTACTTCTTTCAAGAATTTCAACAGAATTTACCTCAACGGTTGAAGATAGAAAAGCATCATGGTTTCCGGGAATGAGATGGACGTTAAACTCTTTCAACCGATCAAAAAACGTTTTTGCAGTATGGAGCGTGTTCACTCCAATTTCGTGTCTGTCGTGAAAAACATCTCCAGCAAAAAAAATAGTATCAAGCTTTTGTTCGTGCATTACTGATCTAATCCATTCCGCCAAGTCAATACAGATTTTATGCCACGTTTGGGAGTTTTGATGAACGCCCAAGTGAAGATCAGAAAAAAATAAAACTTTGTTGTTTTTAGGATTAATCTTCAAAGTGTCCATTTTGAGTATAATCATCAGAGGATTGATTACGTGTATTTTTTCTTGATGGAATCTGTCCACTACAAACGTGATCTTCAAACACTTCTTCTTGATAGCGTTTTAAAGTTTCAAAATCTTTCTTAGATTTTTTAATGCAGTTTTGAAAAGCGTGATAAGCAACTTTAGTAAAATAAGAAAACGGATTATATCCAGCCCCACACTTAAATCTTTTTCTACGAAGAGCGGTCATCATTTTAACAATAGCATCCCCTTGCATTTCCGTTTTAAAACTATAGGAGTAAAAATTACGAGCTAACCCTAATCTAACAGCAATCATTTGAACCATCGCAGCCAATTTTTCAGAAATTATATCACAAGAATAATACTCTACTATTAAAGCTTCCATTTCAATTGGATCAATATAAACATCTTTTAGTTCTTCTTTTGTTCTTCTGACCCGTTTTTGTGGTAAGGTTTGTTGACTCATATAATTTAATTCAGTATATTACAAATGTTTTATTGTTCAACCATTTCCTTAACTATAAGTGGAATATTTTCGCTTTCATACAAACGTTTTCTTTCTTCAAAGTGTTTGTAACCATAAGTTAAACAACCATCAGCAATATCAAAGATAGTTGCAATTTCTTTTGTATGGTGCAATCTTAAACTTCTGCCTATCGACTGAATAATTTTAATTCGAGCTTTGCCTATTGCTGCAAAAACTACGTTGTGAAGATTCTTAATTGAAATTCCAGTAGAAAAGATTTTTGAAATAGCAACACAAACGACTCCGTGTGTCTCCTCCATAAGTTTTCTTAAATTTTCTCTTTCTTCTACATCAACAGATCCTTGAATAAAATAAATTTGTTTGTCAGTATGAAGTTTTAGATATTCTAATAAATGTTCTCCGTGCACAATTCTATCAACCAGTACAAGTGTGTTAGTGTTTAAATTTGTTATTAACTTAGCAATTATAGAATTGCGATACTCATTTGTATGAAGCCAAGTTGTCTCTTCTTCATAGCCAGCTGTAGGTTCCGACATTGAGGGTTTGGTAAATCGAGGAATATTTTTATATTCAAGCTCTAATGCAACTACACGTACTTTAGAAATGTATTTGTCTTGTCTCAATTCAATGGACTTTTTGTGGTATATAACCGGCCCAAAAATTTTATTTAAAGACCATACGTCAAATTTATTTTCTGGTAAAGAGCCTGTAAGTCCAAAAAAATGGGAGCTTTTTAGCGTCTTTATTAGTTTGGTTATTTCTGTTGCTGTGGAAATTTTGTGACATTCATCCACTATTGTGACTTGAAAATTATCAAGAACCGACTTGTCTTGTGTTTTAGATAAAAGAATTTGATTGTTAGCTATAACAATTTTAGTTTGCAAAAACTCGTGATTTCCGGTCCATTTGGAAATTAAACTTTCTGAAATACCATAGTCTAAAAAATCTTGATATGACTGTTGCACTAATTGAATGTTAGGAACAAGAATTAAAATGTTGTAGTCTTTTTCTTTAAGAATAGTGGCGCATATAAGCGCCATTGTGAATGTTTTGCCGGCAGATGTAGGAAGAACAATAATTCCACTTCCTTTTTCTAATCCAATTTTTGCGGATTCTAATTGGTAGTCTCGTGGAGTCAAATTTAGCTCTACGACGTTATTTGATAAACTTTCGTCCTTTTTATACTTGTTAAAACTCTCAGAAGTTTCCAACGTTAAAGAAGGGAAAGTAATTTTAATTTCTTCTTGTAGAGTTTCAAAAAAAGGATATTCAAAATGACCTTTTTGACCAATAGCATATTTTCTAACAGGCATATTTCTTCCTGTCCTTCTACGCAAAAATAAAAGTGCTTTGTCTTCGACTGAAAAGTGCTCCCGGATTTGTTGCAAACAATCAGAAACAATTTTTGGCTTTCTGTTAACAGTATCAAAATCAAACAAAACCTTCATTATGTTGTTTCAAGTGTAATAATTTTAGTTAAATTTGACATACCGTGTTGGGCATCTCTCTAGTTATATTCAACTTTCGTCAAGTATTCGACGAGCAGCTCATTGTTTAAAATATCCTCTTCTAACTTTAACATTACTTCGTTTTGCACAATTGAATCCGAGATTGTTTTTGCAGTTAAACCAATAGGGGACTCATGCTCGAGCTTTTGTCTAAGAACTTTAGCTGCTTTTTCTTTAGCTTTTTTGAGTTTGTTTATTTGTTGTTTATGGAATATTAAACGACCTACCCAATAATGTCTTACAGAAGGAAGTGACATTTGAACGTCTTTTAAGTTGAGTTCATCAAACTTTAAAAACTCTTCAATCCTTTGATGGTATTCAGTAAAAAGATCTGTAACGGATTTTTCAGACATAAAAATAAATTAAGTTATAGTTTGAATCAGAGTTTTCGTCGACAAATACATTTTTGAGTTTTGGAAATATAGTAGGCACCGCTTTTTTAAAAAATTCTAGTTTTCTTTGTTCGGATTTTAAAATATAAAAAAATATAACGTCTGGGTAATCTTGGTTTTTTCCCGACAAAGTATTCACAATTGCGTCGTTTATCGAGTTTATTACAGAAAATGCATATATGCCAACTTTTTGAGTTGTTGTTATATTACCCTGTTCGTCTTTAAAGTTAACATTTAGTATTGGTTTTTCTGTAGTGTTAAAAACAGACTGCAGGTCTTTTAATATTTCTTTTTTACTCAAATTAGCAATTATCGTTTTTAATAAAATGGGTTTGGTTTTATTTTTGTCTAACAAATTTACGTAAAGTTGAAACTTTTGTCCGTTGCGGGCCTCAACATCATACACATCAGTTGAGTCGTTTGATTGCACTTTTTCAAAACTTTCGTACAACGGATAATCATTTTGTAAGCAAATATAATACGTGTTCCAAAACTTTTGCCAGTCGAATGTATCTACGTTTTCTAACAAAAGGAAATCATAATCACATGCTTTTGTCGATTCGTAAAGTAATTCTAACACTCGAGTGTCATTTTTCATAAATCAAGTATAAAACAAAAACAATTTAAATCTACTCCCCCGCCCTTTAGACTATATCTCAGGTTCCGGCAATTCAGATCGAGGAAGGGAGGTTCCCCCCTCTGCGGGAAAAACCTCCTTATCTTAGATTCCGTATAAAACGAGTCTCGGTCGGGGTAACAAGCTTCAAAAAATCAAACGATTAATATGCCCCCTCGGTTGTCCTGTAAGGGCTGGCTTGAGTGGTCCTGGCAAATGCCAAACAACGGTCACGCAACTAGCGCACATCGAGTAGTGTTTTTAATTTATGAATCCCTGATCCTGTTTATATCCCACTACTGGGACCTGCTATTACGCTTTGGTTGGAGCTAACAGGGATGTTGTTAATGTCGTTTACTTAGTATAATTGTCAACTATTTTTCTTAATTACTTTTATGGAATTCGAAAAATTAGTAGAGCAAATTCTACAAGAAGACGTAGTTGCTGGAGGTGAAGGTTCATCTTTTGGACCAAATGTTGGATCGACAGCTGGAGCTTTTAGTGGTGACACTTATGCTCCTGGAGATGCACGGAATCCTCATGGAATTTACGGTGGAGTTATGACTCGCTCAGGAATGCGTAAAAAGAAGCGCTCTAAAAAACGCAAGAAAAGCAAAAAATAATCATGGAACTTGGACATTGGCAGCTAGCTGAGGGATTAGAATATAAACAAGATGCCTTCGGGTTCATTTACGAAATTTGCAATAAAGTACTAAACAAAAAGTACATCGGTAAGAAGCAATGTGTTTCTCGTGTAAAACGAAAACCATTGAAAGGAAAGACAAGAAACCGCATAGACCACAAACAATCCGATTGGAAGACCTATACTGGCTCATCAAACGAGCTCAACGCTGACATTCTTAAGTATGGAAAAGAAAACTTCACATTTACTGTTATTGAGTGGGGCGATTCGAAGTTTGAACTTGGATACAAAGAAATAAAAATGCAGCTGCAGTTGGATGTTTTATTAAAT